GAATTAAACTGATGCATGTGCTTGCCGGTATCTGCGGCGGGCTTGTTCGGGTGATCGTGCATCCGCGGGCCAGCCTTGCCAACACCATTGGCGCAACGGTGGTCGGGGCGCTGGTGGCGGGCTATCTCACCCCCGTGGTCGCGCCGGTGCTGGAGCGCTGGTTTGGCCCCGCCGATGCAGGGGTGGAGGGCGCCACCGGCTTTATGCTGGGCATGTGCGGGCTGGCTCTATCGGAAGGACTGATCAAACTCGCCCGCCGCTGGCGCGATGATCCACAACTGCCGAAGTGAGGTACTTAATCGGTTTTGGGATAATGTCCCTCTTTCAAAAGCGGCCAAGCCTGTTCGTATGGCATTACATCCTCATGCTTGGCACGCCAATGAGCATCAATCCCGTCCCAGCCATTTCCTTGAAAAACATGCCCGCATTCGGGGCAAACTTTTTTACCTCGCTCCGGAACAATGGGACCATAATTGGCCTCAACCAGATCTTTAAGCTTCAAGATGCCCCCCGCGGCATTCTCTATTGCGGTGCGAAGCTTTTGATCGTGCCCAGGTAAAAAAGTACTACCCGCGGTAAGTTGTTTGCAGCCATAGGCGCAATATTGCCGTACAACCATATCCCCTCAAAATCAGTAATGAAAGATGCCAAAACATTGCACGTATTTGTGATCGTATACAATCAGACAAAGGCGTGCGAACTTAGGATCGCCAATCAATAGGAGACGGGAGGGTCTGAGTGGCGGAGAAAATCAATAAAATCCCGTAACAGGCGATTCCTCGCAAATTTTCATTTTGCGAGAAAATTGAGTATCTATATGAATTTATTGAGAAAATAATTTCCAGCGCATTTTTCAAACTAATGAAAAAGCCAAGCTGGCGGAGAGGGTGGGATTCGAACCCACGAGACGCTTCCACGCCCGCCGGTTTTCAAGTTCGAGACACAGAAACCTATAACTAACTGCGTTTCCTATTCTTTTTTGGTTGCGCTTCAGATTTGTTGGTAATCTGTTGGCGATTGTGAGTGCTTTCCATAATTTCCAGCAGGTCTTGTTTCATGACGTGGCTGTATTTTTCGGTTGTTGTCACGCGGGTATGGCCAAGCATATCTCTTGCTGCTGCAATGTTTCCAGAACTTCTCAAAATCCGTGTTGCGGCTGTATGTCGGAGGTCGTGCACACGTAGCTCGGGCTTATTTATCTCCTTCGCAGCAGCCTTGAAGGCGCTTTTGAAAGCAGTGTAGGTGAGGGGGTAGCGTTCACCTTTTTTCCTTCCGTCACGAGTGCTTTTCGCAACATAGGTAAAAACTGCGTCTGGGTGGTTTCCGATATTGTTTGCCAGAATGATGAGCATTGGCTGTGTAATCGGGATTGTGACCGGCCTTCCCCCAGGCGTCTTAGATTTGACATAGAAGGTTAGTTGCCGCTTCTGCAAGTTCACATGCTCTTCCCTCAGCACCACCCCCTTGCCCATCAGCACATTTGATGCGCGAGGGCCGGCGAGCACCAAGAACTCTAGTGCGTCATGGTAGTCAGAGCGCATGTTTTCTTTGATTTTCTCAAGGTCGTCATGCTCAATTTCAACGATCCGTTCGCTTGGCTCTGGCTTCAAGGCTTCGCCAAAATTGGGTAGACGCATCTCAACCTCAAACACATTCACAGCGTATCGAATGATTGTCCGGAGTAGCTGTACTTCACGGTTGATCGTGCTGGGTGAGGGGAGCCGCTTGCGGTTGTTTGGCTGTTTGCGTCTGATACTCACATAGCTGGTGAGGTGCTTAGTCTTAATCTCTGAGATGTTAGGGGGTAGCCCCTCATCCTCAAGGATTTTTGTCAGCTCATCCTGAAGTAACCCCATGCGCCAAAGGATAGTAGTTTCGTCGGCATAGTCGCAGCCCTTTTCTTCGAAGAACTGCTGAAAAGCGCCATCAATAGAGGTTGTGTCATTGGGAGTCTTAGCTTCGGCCTTTTTAGCTTCCTCTACTTGTTTTGCCTTTGCTTTTGACGTTGTTCCCGTAAAGCCCGAAAACCTACGACCGTTGATCCTGAAGTCGTAGTAGTACTCCTTGCTCTTCTCCTTCCCGGCACTGTCCTTGAGCCTGTAGACTGACACGTTCCGTCTCCCTTGGTTGGTGTTAGTAAATACTCGACCAAGAAGCCTAGGTTGTAGAGGCGCTTCTTATTACCCCGCGCAATGTACTTAATTCGGCCGGTGTCACCCTCCTCCTGAAGCCGCCTTACGTCAAGGTTGAGGATTTTAGCAGCCCTTCCGTGGCTGATTTGGAGCTGCCCTTCCATTCTCTGACGAACCTCCTCAATGAGGATCTCATGTGATTGTCGTACTAGCTGTTCTGCCAAGTTTGTCATTCCCACCCCCTCAATACATTACGTGCTAAGTCTTCAGATGGTGCCAACCATTCCAAGTCGCTTTTTCCTCTGACCAGTACGCATCCAGCTTCTCTCACAGCTTATCAGCTTCCTCAGAAAGATCCGCCACAGTCCTGAGTATGTCTGCACTAACAAGGATGTATCTGTTGTCGTCACAGTGGATCTTGATCTCGCCTTCATGCCTCTGATCCCTTGCTGCTTTGCCGCCGCTCGATCTCTCTTGAGATGTACCACCGCGCCTTTTCCAGATCCTGCAGGGCATTGCCCTTTTCATCGGCTCGCCAGATGTATTTAAGTGCATTGCCCAGATTGAACCCCATGTGCTCAGTCACCTGAATGCACTCTACGCCAGAGGGGTGACTGGTGTAGTGGGGAGGGTGATTTACTAAATCACTCATGCTGCCACCTCCTTTGCTAGATTTGGAAAGGCTGTATGCTCAACGCCATCAAGCTGGCGACCGGCGGCCCTTTTTGTACAGCGGCGCATGAGATGAACGCGCTCGCCATGAAACCCGCAGCCGCCCTCTAAATTAATGATACGATACTGGTTGGGTCGGCTATTCGCGCGGCCGTAGGGGCCTCTCCAGTCAGGATCATCTTTATCGCGGTCAAGCATTGGTACCCAATTGCCCCACTGCTTAAACAGAAACGGTGTTGGGCAAGATGCGCATTGGTCGCGTAGGGATCGGAACCAGTCCGGGTGCGACGGACGGGCTTTTGCGCCGCTTTCCCCGCCTGCAATGACCCACTCAAGCTCAAAAACGTAGCCGGTATCGCCATGCAACTTGCCCTCTAGGGCATTGAAACGCAGACCATCAAACCATTCAACATTGGTCAGATCGACAGGGCCTATCAACGGCTCGCACGAGAGAAAGCGAACCGCCTGCGGGATTTTGCTCAGGTGCTTAATCCGCTGGTCTGCCGTTTTTTGATCCTCAACGGTGGTACCAATCCAGACGTTGATAGGGAAAAACCATTCCCATGGAACCAGCTTTTGGATATTTTGCGGACGTTTTGTGAGGAGCAGCCAATCTAGGTTGGGTGTTCTCTCTATCAATTCCCAAAGGCGCGCTCTCCATTCTGGCTGGATGCTTGAATGATTATCAAATACATCTGCGAGCGAAGCACAGAAAACGCGGTATCGTTTTCCTTCTTTTGCGGCTTTCCGGTTCCAGCTCAGTGGCCTTTCCCAGTTTACATCGCTGGTGAGCCTGCGAGGGGCATGTACACCCCAGCGCTCCCCACCAAAGCGCTTGTCATAGGCCTCGGCGTAGCAATTATCGCAGGCTGGGCTAACCTTGGAGCAGCCGATCCACGGGTTGAATGTGTGGTCGCACCATTCAATTTTTGAGTTTTCCGCCATCACGCCGCCTCCTCCTTTTAAAGTTCAGCCCGTCGTTTGGCTGCGAGAGGCTCCAGCCGCGCCTTAACCATGGCAATCATGTGCCTGTAGGCCTGTGCGTGCTCGTTATCGCCGTGGGTCGCCTCAACGGCACTTGCAAACTCTGCCAGTGTTTTGGTTTCATCGTCCCCAAAACAACCACAATTACACTCAATGTTGCCTGTTTTAGTGAGATAGGCAGTGAAAAAACCATTTTCTGACCCTATCGAGGTGACGCAGATATAATCATCGAGGCGGCCGATCAGTGCATTGCCGCTGACCCGTGCATCGCCGTCGACCAGTGCCTTGTCGCAGACCCGTGCCTTGCCGCTGACCCGTGCCTTGCCGCTGACCCGTGCATCGCCGCTGACCCGTGCCTTGTCGCTGACCCGTGCATCGCCGCTGACCCGTGCATCGCCGCTGACCCGTGCATCGCCGTCGACCCATGCATCGCCGTCATGTGACAGGTTGCCTTCACTCTCGATCCAGCCGCCCAGATCGCCCGCCGTGATATAGGCGAAATCTCTCAGCGCGCGAATGCGGTTCAGTGTTTTCCCGGTAAATGTTTTTGTTTCACCGGTGAATTCATATTTTTTGGTCATTACTTACCTCCATTCAGTTGGCCGATACGCACGTCAAGCGCTTGTTTGCAGAGCTTGCTACCAGCAGGGTCACCAAAGTACGCTTGGCTGCTTTTGGAGATCAACCAGGCGCTGGCCATTAATTACTCTGGCGTGCCGTAGAACAACGGCAGGCCGGTTGCGCAGGCAGCTGTTGCGCAAGCCTCGTTGAACGCATGCTCCAGACAGCGATCGGGGCGATGCAAAGAGAGCAGCCAGTAAATTCCGCCGCCGCGAATGGTGCGGTAGCGCAGGCGCACCGGAATGCGATAGGATTGTTCGCCCTCAAACACCGGTATGGAGATCAGGAACAGGTTTGGCACAGCCAGCGGTTTCCCCTCGGCATCGGTGTGCTGCTCCTCAAATACCAGCTGTTGCTCCCCAGTGGAGCGGTTGTAAGCCACTTTTGCTTTTTGCTGGTCATGCACCTGCAATCCCTTGGCCAGTGTCATGAGCTTATCCGGCCCGCATGGGCGGCTCTCCAGTTGGATGATGAGTTGGCGCAGGTTTTTGTCCGGCTCGCTCAGATTATCCAGATCAGCGGCGGCGCCCGGCAGCAGGAATGTGGGCAGGGGCATCACATCGGTGATGTTGTCCTCCAGAAAGTGCGAGAACTCGATCATGTCCATTTTTTCGCGCTCAGCTGCGCGCCAGATGTTCCATTCGCGGGACAGGGGGAACGCGTAGCGCGTTCTGTGGTCGCCCCACTGGGGGAGCGATACACCGCCTGCGGGGAGGGAGATCTCGTCCTCGGCAGTTGCGGCAGGAGCGGAGCAGGTGTCGCGATTGACCGGATCGTTATAGTTGAACACTGTGGTGAGCGAGAGCTGATCGCTGCGGTTGTCTGCGAACATCGCAGAGTTTTCCTCCATATTGCGCTGGGTGAACTCGATCAGACTCTCCAGCGACAGCGCTTGCATGGTGCCGGTGCGGCGCAGGGGGTGGCGATCGTATCGCTCAAGTGCCTTTGTGAGATCGATGGCCTGCATGCCGCCATCGCCATCACGTAGCACCAGCTGGGTGATTTCGTTGCCAAAATGAGGATGCTTTACGCGAACTATTTCTGGATTGTGTGCTTGCCCGCTCATTTGAGAGAGCTTTTCCAGCGCGGTTGCGAGGTTGGTCATTTGGTTTCTCCTGTTAGGTTGCTCGTGTGTTTTGGCGTGCGTAGGCGCAGGGCCTAGACCGTGCGCGGGTGTTGGTGCTCGGGGCTAAGGGGGCCTGGCTGCCTCTGCGGCGACTCTGTCGAGATTGCGCGAGGCCCATCGAACATGTCGCTCTGGCGGGGGTTTTGCGGCGTGAAGCCGTTTTGCGAGGTCCACAGCACCGAACCTTGCCGTGGCGGCTGTGGCAAGGTGTCGTTGAGCGTCGCGGAGACGTTGACCACGCCGGATTTGGATTTGAATTTCAGTTTGACTGTGAGCGTGGCCTCCGGATTACCGCCATGGGTATCGACGTGCTCGGCTAGTGCCTGCGAGATTTGCTGCATTTTGCGCGAGGCATCGGCGTTTAGATCGCCATCTTCCAGATGCATGAGAAACTGCGCGAAATCCCGATATTCGAACTGGCTCATCTGATTATCCCTCGTTAACGCGTTGGCCTTGTCGGCGTTGTTGGTGATGGTTGTTGATCACTAGCGTTCGCCTGTGCGCCTGTAATACCAATTGCGTTGACCTGTTTGATCAGGCCCATCAGCAGTTGCAGCGCCTCTTCGCGCTCCGGCGGGTAGAGGGGATGGCCGGTCACGGTGCTAACCTCCATGCTCTCCTCAACTGCGGCTATTGCCGTTTCCAGCAGCTGCGAGGCTTTGGATTTTCCCTCGCTCAGGCCTGTGTGGCGCCCTGCCATGAGGCCCTGCTGGTATTGCTGGCGGCCATGGGCCTCATAACTGGCGGCGAGCCCGCGCAGCTGCGTGAGGCAATGTTCAATTTCCTGCTGCGAAATCATTGCGCGGGCTCCTGTTGCTGCGCGGTGGTGCGGGTGCAGGGCGCGTGCTGCGCGTATGCGATGATATTTTCGGCGCATTCGACCCATCGGCAGGCAGCCTCCTCGCAGCTGTGGACTGGATTTAACAGGCGCTTGAGCGCTGATGGCACCCCGGTTTGCACTATGCGTTTGCCATGGAGGGTGCGAGCAGCCTGATTGATTTGAGAGCGGCGCTGGTTGATAGTGCTCGTCCAGTCTGTGATCTCGGCGGGATCCAGCCCGCTCATGGCTAGCCGTGCCACCAGCACCGGATTGTCCTCATCCGCCATAGTAAGATGGCTGTAGATGGCAAGGCCAAGGTACTGGCGCTGCGCGCGGGGCTCCAGCAGGGACAGAACAGCGCAATCCCGCTGCGCCAGAGATAATGGCCGGCGCATTTGCGGCAGCAGGCATTGCGCGAGGCTCTGGCCAATGGCATTGAGCTCGCGGCGGGCAAGCGGGCGGGAAAATGGCGCGTCATCAGGCGGATTTGCATTAAAGGGGTTCAACATGTGCGGTTCCTCTATTTGGCGCGGCCAGCAGGCAGCAGCGCCACCATTTCCGACATGTGCTGCATGGACAGGCGTTTGAGATCGCGGATGGCGAGATCGATGGCGGCGGTATCGCGCGGCGTGGTTTTTGCCGTGTCTCGCAGGTGATCCAGTGCCAAAGTGAGATCGCCAATGAGCGCCTGTGTTTTGGCACTGGCGTCCCCCGCGCGGGCAGATGGCCCGGCGATGACCTCCCAGCTGTCGCGCTGGCTGCCAAGGCAGGGCGCTGCGTCATGCTCATTCGGAATTGCGTAGCCCATTCATTCCTCCTGCAAATTCGATTGGCTCCCAAAAAAGGCCGCAAAAAGAAGCGGCGCGAAGCGGTATGCCCCGCGCCAGTTGGGACTGCGACTTTGGGAGGGGTGCCGCTGTCCTGAGGTGTCTGTTGTGAGTGGGGAGGGAAGAGCTAGGCGACCAGTGGCCTGCTGCCCATTGTCTGCGCGGTCATTTCTGCGGGCGCATCCACCGCATTCAGGACGGCAGCCTCCGCAGCAATGCGTTGCTGCTCTTGTGTGAGCGGGTGCGCCAGCTGTTCTGCGCTAAGCCAGTATGTATTGAGAAAGGGTTCGCCAGTGTTTTTGGCGATGTTGCGCACCTCGACCTGCGCGCGGGCGCCGCCATCCAGATGAATGCAGATCGCGCTAACAATACCCGTAGCACGGAGCTGAGAGACATACACGCGCTCGCCCAGATCATAAGGGAACGAAAGGGGTGCTTGCTGGTGTGTTTGACTATGCATTACTCTACCTCCTGTGAGTGCATTAAACGGAACAAGTAACGCACACATCAAAACTCAAAAAATTTGATCTGTCAATCTATGTAATCAAAAATTTTGAGATATGTTTATTATTGGAAGGATATGTAATGCGAATTCTTCTTTTGTTTTTCTTGCTTATGTGGCCCGGGTTAGGAAGGGCTGAAACTCGGCTTCGAGAACTGAACTCAATATCCTCAGGTCAGTACATGTCGTTACTCGAAGTGTTTGGAGGGGATAAGTTGCTCGAGCTGGAATGCTGGCAAAAAGATCGCGTGGTGCTGCTACGCTGGGTCCTCGTAGGTCTCTCGCTTTCTCGCTCGCAAATGGATGCATACAATGCAGATCTCCCATACATGCGGCTGTCGTCAGGCGGAGAGCGCGAGGTTAAGCTGGTTACGCTTCTACGGCGCAGGGTTTATCAGGGCGCGGAGCATGTTGAATTTTCTAGTGAAGTTTCCGTGGCCGCGTTTTTCTCAATATGGCAGCGGCCCTATGATTTGGAATTGATAGCTGGAAATTCACGTGGTGCGATTGCATCGCAACGGTATACATCGAGTGCGGACCCTGCGCTGCAGGATTTTGCGGAGCGCTGTATAACGGCTGTGAAGTAAATTAGACTATAGTGCCCCATAAATTTTAAGGGGTTTCTGAGGGGTGATGTGCTCTGTCGGAGTGTTAAAAACTCCGATGGAGCGATTGTAATGACAGAACTTTTTCGTCGTGATTTGTTGATTTTTTTGAGTTATGAGCTGGCGATCTCGCTGGAGGTACTTGAGTGTCTCACGCGAGGGCTAGATGAGGGAGCGACGAGACTTGTTGCGGCTAATCTGCGGCATCTGGTCTCTACGGACTACGGTCCGATTGCCTATTGAGGGTGTGGGTGCAGCTATTGCTGCGCCGCATCTTTTGCGCGGGAAAATGCCATCCACGATCGTGCGAGCTCGGGGGGGAGGCTCTCCACGCGTCCAAGAAATAGAAAATCCAGAGATATGCCGTAGGTCGTACTGATAGCCAGTGCGCCTTTGAGCGAGAGGCGCTGTGTGCCGGTGAGCCAGTTGATCATCTGGGTGTAGCTGGCATCAATGTCAGCTGCCATATCCTTGATCTCTAGGCTGTAGTGGCTGCGCAGCCAAGCAAGGCGAGCGCTGACCTGTGCGCTTTCTGATTCTGCTGGTTGTTTCATGGGGTTACCATCGCTCAGACTCAAAAAAATTGATAGAAGTGATTTTTTGGGTTGCGGTAACTCAAAATATTTGACAGCATGCCGATATGAACGAAGCAAAGACAATATTGCATCAGCTTGGTGAGCAGCAGGTGATGGCGGTGCTTGGCGTGAAAGCGGGCGCGTTGTTTGCTGCAAAGCACTCCAATCGTTTTCCAGCTGCTTGGTATCTCGCCCTGAGGGATCTTGGAGCGGCGCAAAACGTTGTGGTGCCGCTTCATCTTTTCAGTTGGAAGCTGCCACGGAGTGGTGGGGTGGATAGAGCGCAAGAGGCGGCGCCAGGCGGCGGCGGGGGCGCGGCGGCCTCTGCCGCCGCATCTGGCGCTGTTCTGCCCTTGGCGGACGATACGGCAACAGCTGCCTGATGCCTGCAAGCCGATGCAACGCAGAGCGGGGCAAACCGCCCATGTAGCTGCGGCGGCAGGGCGGCCATCAGGGTGGCCAGATCCGCCGGTGTTTTTACGGGCATGTGCTGTGCTCCTGCCTGATCAATTTGATGGGTGTTTTTGTAAATGACCTAACGTCAGCCAGTCTACCGACTGGCTGGATGCTGTCACCGGTAAACAACGGGAATTTTGTGTGATGCCAGCGCGTGCCTTATCCAGCGAAACCTATTTGCGGCTCAAACGCTACGCCAAGGAGCTGATCAAGCTGAATGGCGGCCAAGAGGCGGCCAGCCTCGGCACGCGGGTGGAGCGCTCTCAGCTCGCCCGTTACGGCCAGCCGCAGGATGATCTCAACATGCCCATAGACGTGGTGGCCGATCTGGAGGCGGAGATCGGCGAGGCGGTGGTGACAGCGGTGCTCGCCGGGATTACCGGCCATGCGCTTTATAAACTGCCGCAGGTGGACAGCCACCGCGACTGGCTGCGCCATGTGGCCAGCCTCTCCAAAGAATTGTCGGACGTGGTTGGTAAGGTAAGCGAATGTCTTGCCGATGATGGCTGTATTAGCCGTGATGAAATCCGCCAGACGCGGCTGCTGCGCGAATGCGACGAATTAATCCGCGCGGCGGTGGTGATGCAAACGGCACTGGCCGCGGTGCTGGAGGCGGGAGCGGGCGCGACTGGCGATCTGCGCCGCGAGAATGGATCGTTCACAACCACGGCTAACCGCTAGGGGTTAGGGGCCGGGAGGGCAGAGGCATGCAAGACGAGCACGCAGGCGGAGTTCATCCGGATATTCAGGAGAAATTGCGGCGGCGGGCCGATCAGGGTCTGTCTATTCGCCAGATCGCGCAGAGCTACGGCCTATCAGAGGTAGAGGTGCGCCTCGCTGTTGCCGCCAGCCGCACACGGCGGGGAATGTTGGGCTGCTCTGCCGCGCCGGAGGGCGTTTGATGATCAAAGCAGATCTATACGGTGTTGTTTGTGGAAATGAAGAAGCCAGTGGTAAGACGATGTGTATCATGTGTAATGCTGCATCCTTCAGGCCATGTCGTGTTTTGGTCGTAATCATCGCGAAGCCGGCACCATGTCATTTCAATGCTGGTAAATTCTGGATTTCCAATTGTTCTGATTACTTGGCTGTCAAAATAGCAACGATTAAAATTAGTGCTCTGATCAATTGGAATTTCTACTTGGTGACAAGTGAACGTGCAGTCCAAATAGTCTTTGGCCCCTGGGCGAAAGGCATCATCAAACATAAAATGGCAGTGATGGAACATGTTTACGTCAACATCTTCGCCTACGTGCTGTGTATTAATGAAGTAACACAGAGTGTGTATGCAAGCATCATTGTGAAATTCTCTGAAGTTAACATTTTCAAAGTAACATGTGTCAATTATGCATTGCGTTATGTGAAATTCATTTATGTTAATATTACTGAAGTTAAGCCCGAAAATGTAGCTCATTCTAAGATTTACTTCCGTACGTTCTCCGTATTGGATGTGATAGTTATTAATAGCGAAGCAAAGTGCGGTAATTGCTTCGACAACATCTTCTTTGGGTCTCGATATTCTAGGGCCTTTATTGAATTGCTCTCTAATGTGGTCCGTTACCGGAGACTGATACCGAACAAAAGAGCAAAGAAGCTTAATGCCTCTATCATAATACGTTTTAGGATCTCGCTTTACTACCTCAATGAGAGCGTGAATGCCAGCTTCGCGCAGCGACTGGTTTTCCTCTTTGCCCATCAATTCGGCAGCACTTTGGAAGCGTTCTTCAAGCTGGCCATCCAATGTCACCTTCAACTGCCGGTGGTTGACGATGGAGCGCCATGTCAACAGCGCCAAGCCGATACCTCCAAGTATTATCCCACCCAAATCGCGCAGAATGGTTGCGCGCGGTGTGGCGGCAATGGCCCCGCCATCTGCCGTGGCCGCCCAATAGGCGAGCGAGAACCAGTCCGGCGCCGCGAGGTAGCCAATGAATGCCAGTATGGCCAAAAGGCAACCACAAAAGATAGGCAGGATCCAGCGATCGGTGCTTTCAGAAGGCATGGACATCAAACAAACAATCCAAATCGATTAATCAACCGCAACCACATTAGCCGAGAGCTGCACGCTAGCGCAAGCGCGGCCAGTGTCAGCGCAGCCATGAGGTGCGCCGCATGAGCATGGATCTGTTCTCAAATTCTCACATAGCAGGCTCTGTGCCGCCGCAAATGGTCAATTCAGAGCATGAGCTGATTATTGATGCTTTTGCCGGTGGCGGCGGGGCCTCGACCGGCATTGAACTGGCGCTTGGCCGGTCTCCGGATATCGCCATCAACCACTGTGATAAAGCGCTGGCGATGCACGCGCAGAACCACCCGCAAACCTTGCATCTTTGCGAGAGCGTTTGGGATGTGCATTTGCAAAGCTACACAAACGGGCGGCCTGTGGGCCTGCTGTGGGCCTCGCCTGATTGTCGCCATTTCTCTAATGCGCGCGGGGCAGCGCCTGTTTCAAAAAGCGTGCGCATGTTGGCGTGGTCCGTGGTGCATTTCTGTCAAAAGTTGGGGAGCAAGCGCCCGCGGGTGATCATGCTGGAAAACGTGCCTGAGTTTAAGGGCTGGGAGGATTTTGAAGCCTGGCAGGGGGCGCTGCGCCAGCTCGGCTACCGGGTGGAGCATCGCATTTTGCGGGCGTGCGATTATGGCGCGCCGACCATCCGCAGGCGCTTGTTTGTGATTGCCAGGCGCGATCGCAAGGCGATTATCTGGCCAGCGCCGACCCACGGCGACCCTCAAAGCGAGGCAGTACGCACGGGGGCGCTTAAACCATGGCGAACCGAAGCCGAATGCATTGACTGGTCCATTCCGTGCCCTTCAATTTTTGAGCGCAAGAGACCACTGGCAGAAAACACACTAAAGCGCATTGCAGCGGGCATTCAAAAATTCGTTATTGATAATTCTGCGCCATTTATTTTGAACATGAGCCATGGCGGGCGGTTGAAACCGCTCAACAAGCCGTTTTCGACCATTAAAACCGAAAAGGGGGGCTGCCGTGCTTTGGTGATGCCGTGCATCGATCGGACCTTCGGTAACTCAAGGGGCGCAGATATCGCCGCGCCGCTTGGCACGGTTACCACCAAGGGTATTGGTAATTCGGCACTGGTGGCGGTGTTTCTAGCCCAGCACAATTTTAATGTGTCGGGGCGGGCTGCTGATGCACCGCTTTCGACTATCACCAGCCGCGCCACCCAGCAGAACATTGTTACCAGCCATCTGGTTAAGCTGTGGGGCACTTGCAAGCATGGCCAGAAAGTCGATGCACCCATGCCGTCAGTCAGCGCAGGGAGCAGCCATGTGGGCGAGGTGCGCGCATTTCTGACTGCGTATTACGGCACCAGTCTTGGTCAGCCCGTGGATGAGCCAATGGGGACAGTGACAACCAAGGACCGCTTTGGCCTTGTGACTGTCAATATCGGCGGCGAGCCCTATGTGATCAGCGATATTGGCATGCGGATGCTGAGCGCTGCTGAACTCTACCGTGCGCAGGGCTTTCCGGAGGACTACCGGATCGAGTTTGATTACAACGGCAAGCCATTCCCAAAAACCGAGCAAACGGCAAAATGTGGCAACTCGGTCTGCCCGCCATGGGCGCAGGCGCTGGTTGCTGCAAACCTGCCAGAGCTGCGTGTTGATGCTGCAGAAAGGCGGGCGGCATGAGGGCAGTATTCAATCAACTTAGCCAAATCCCCCCCTTGTCCTATGATTTAATCATGGCCGACCCGCCTTGGTCTTATGCCAATTGGTCAAAAAAGGGAGAACATAAAAATGCTAGCGCCAAATACGATTGTATGGCGCTAGATCAGATTAAAGACATGAATGTCTCTCATCTGGCCGCAGGCGATTGCGTTCTATGGCTATGGGCGACCAATCCCTTGTTGCGCGAGGCATTTGAAGTTCTCGACGCTTGGGGCTTTAGCTTTGTAACGGCTGGCCATTGGGTTAAATACACGCAAAGTCAACGCACGAAAAAACGTAGGTTGGCGTTCGGCACAGGGTATGCCCTGCGCTGTGCAGGGGAGCCTTTTTTAATTGGTAAGGTCGGTGCACCAAAGTTTGGCTCAAATGTCAGATCGGTGATTGAGGGGCTGCGCCGTGAGCATTCTCGCAAGCCAGATGAAGCGTATGCGGCCGCAGAGAAACTGTTCCCGGCAGCTCATAGGCGCCTTGATTTGTTTTCCCGTGAGCAGCGCGTTGGCTGGGACTGTTTTGGAGATGAAACTGGCAAATTCGATGAGGTGGCATGATGGTAGCTTATGCGTCGATGAGCCTGCCTGCCGCTTCATACCAGTGGGCTTCGCTGACGAGGGCAATCGGGCGACGCTTCTCGCGCATCTCGACGGCTTTAACAATCTTTGTGCCAAACGAGGATTGCAGCCAGCTGTCGGTGGCGTATTCACCTATAACCAGAAAATGGGTTTTCATATTCAGCGGTGTAATGTTGCCGCCCAACTGTTTCGTTACGGCCTCGACATCCTTGCGCTTGCCAAAGGTGAACGTGCCGGTAAAGGTGAAATTGCGGTGCGGGAATACGATTGCCGGCATCGGGTCATCCAGCGGTAAAGTTGCGGCCTTCAATGCCTCGCCTGTTTCAAAATCGGCACCGGTGAGTTCATGCAGGGTCGAGAGCAAGTCCTGCCGCTCTTCATCGTCAATCACGCCATCTGCCAACGCATCTTTAATGCGGGCGATCAGCGCGTTGACAAGCGGGTTTTGCGCAGCATCCGCATTGGCGATGAGCCATTTATACAAGAACTCGATTTCCAAATCGTTGAGTGTGCCATCTGCGATAACACCGCGGGCAATGCCGATCAACTCAGCCACTTGCCTTTGGTCGATCCGGGCGCGGTTAAACTGGTTCAACACTTTGGTGTGCATGGACTTTGCCTCATCAATACATGAAAAATGCGAGTCAATCGCGCTGGATAATACCGTAAGGGTATCCGGTTTTTCTTGGGGTGGTGGTGAAAGGTTTTCATGCTTGACAATTTCGCGCGCCTGCGAGAGTCTTAGGGGCAGTCGGGAGATTTCCGGCAAGTGCGGCAAAAAAAGCCGTGCGGGGATTGGAACCCCTTTCTGTTCTCAAGGCGCTCGCATTGCGCCACGCATACCTCTGGTTGCGTGGTTTTTTGTTATGGTCGGGCGGGCAGGAGCGCTTTTGCGCGCCGTTTCCTTGAGGGCGGTAGTTCCAATCCTGTTCGTCCGGCCGCCCGAGATTGGAACCTCCGGTGGTTGGATACAATTCAACTCAAGGAGATTTGCCATGTGTGAGCGGGCAGATAACGGGTGCGTGCATGCAAAAAACCACCTCGATACATTCCAGAAAAATCTAAATCAATTGTACAGCGCACAGGCGGCCAGCGGCGCGCTGCTGTTTGCCATGCGCACATTGGCCGACGAGATATTGGCTGGCGGCGATGAGCGGCTGGCCTGCATTTTTACCCTGTTACAGCTGCTGGATGACGAGAGCGGACGGGCGCAAGACGCTGCTGCCCGCCTTGGCCTATCTGCTTGCAGCGCAACTGCGGAGGGCATGGCATGAACGCCCTGACGAATTTCGGCTTTGAGGATCATCTGGTGCGGGTGATTGAGTTGGACGGCGAACCTTGGTTTGTCGGCAAGGATGTCTGCCGCTGTTTGGAGCTCGGCAATCCCCGATCTTCACTTGCTCTGCTGGGTGAAGACGAGAGGGGGGTCCATACTGTGGACACCCCCTCGGCCAAGCAAGAAATGGTTATCATAAATGAGTTCGGTCTTTATCGGTTGATCTTCCAATCGCGCAAGCCAGCGGCAGAGCGGTTCAAACGCTGGCTGGCGCATGAGGTGTTGCCGAGCATCCGCAAAACCGGCAGCTACACCGCCAGCGACGCGCCGCAAGCGGAACAGGCAAGCAGTTTTGCCACAAGCGGGCCGGAGCTGAATCACCTGCAAGACATTGCCACCAAAGCGCGGTTGGTGGAGTTAACCCTGAAGCTTTCCGGACGGCAATCGGCGCGCGGGTTGTGGCGGGATCTGGGCTTGCCCGTAGCAAACGGCTTTTACGATGAAGGGCCTGCGGGCGGGGTGGTTGAGCAACTTATGCCGCACGTACAGGCATTTATCGAAGAGGCCTGCGAGATCGGGCGCGACGAGGTGCGGGCGCAAGTGTTGTTCGAGGCCTATTGCCGGTATAGCGCCGGACGCGGCGAAGAAGCGGCCAGCCAGACAGCGTTCGGGCTGATTTGCGGGGTGTTGGCGATGAAAATGGGCTTTGTGAAGCTCAAACGCCGCCTGATCACCTATCGCGGCCTCACCTTGAAACAGGGTCAGGAGGGGCGGTGATGGGAGAGCTATGTAACATAGTAGTTTCTGATACTAAAAATACAGGACATCAATTCACAAAAAAGCATCTAGGAACAAGCAAAATCTTTTCTCTTTTCAAGTATAGATATTTGTTGGTCTATGCTATTCATGGTATCTTTGGCCAAATTAAAGTAATATGCAATATCATTGCGTCTATTTTTGGGAATTTCATAAATAAAATCTTGGTTGGTTCCACCTACAAAATGGAAATTCATACGCGCGCATATTTCACCATGTACAATGACTTTATCTATATATTGTTTGGTGGTAATATCGATAATTTCAATATTATTAACTATGGAATTTACATAGTCAATGTTCTTTTCGATATTTGCTTTGAAAGAAGTTATGTCATCTTGGGTAAGATTAGTACTTTTATGAAAAGCACTATTAATTATTGTGCCACTTATATTTCGTCTTATTTTATAAAAATAATTTATACTAGTATTTATATCCGTAATTTTTGCAAGAGTGCTATCCTTACGCATCTGTCTAATTGTAAACCACGCGGCACTGATAGCACCAATAGCTGCTGCCCAACCGCTCAATGCGCCAAGCCATTCTCGAATACTTCCAGTGTCAACAAATACAAAATCATGGTTACGGGTTGTATTGGCAAGTACTACAATGCCAAGAGCAAATACCGCCATAAAACCACCAGCAGCGGCATAGACGCAGTAATTCCAGACTGGCTTGGAGCACATTTTCAACCTCCGGTAAAAAAACGACATTCTGACTGGCCGCAGTCTGGACTGTTTAAACGGTTCATGCTCCCCACAGATTTCGGAACTGAGATTTTCCAAGGGAGGGCGGCCCATGCGCTTTGAGCCCTTTGAGATTGAACGGGTGAAGCGGGAGGCGGATCTGGTGGCGCTGATTGGCGCGGACACCCGTTTGCGCCGTGCCGGGCGGCTTTATTCCGGCTGTTGCCCGCTGCATGGCGATAAAAACCCCTCGTTGCAGGTGGACCCCGTAAAGAACACCTTTCGCTGCCACTCCACCGCCTGCGGGGCGGCGGGCAGCGCCATTGACTATGTGATGTTGCGCGATGGGCTTTCTTTCTCCCAAGCGGTGGAGGCACTGGGCGGCGAGGCGGCGGCAGCCCCGCGCAGCGCTGCGGACAAGGCAGCACAGGCGCAGAGAAAGCAGGCGCGGCAGGAACGCTGGCGGCAAAAAAGGCAAGCGCAGGACGAACAAGCGGCACGAGATGCGGCTAAGGAACGGGCGCGGGCCCAAGCGATCTGGCAGCAGGGCGCGGCGTTTACCGGCTCGCCAGCGGAAACCTATTTGCGCGAAGTGCGGGCGCTTGGCGGGGCCGCGCTGCAAACACAGGTGCTGCGCTATCACCCCGCGTTGCCGTTCTGGCATGCGGGCGCGGATGGCACCCTGCGCATTATCCATCAAGGCCCTGCCATGTTGGCGGCGTTTCAGCGGCGCGATGGCCGGTTTGCCGCGCTGCATATGACATGGCTGGATTTGACAGGGCCTGCGCAGCAAAAAGGCAAGGCGCGGATTGTGGCGCAGGATGGCAGCGTGTTGCCTGCCAAGAAGATCCGCGGGCCGTTTATGGGCAGCGCCATCCGGCTGTCGCCCCCTGCGCTCACCATGTCGCTGGGAGAGGGGATCGAGACCTGCGGCGCGGCGATTGCCTCTGGGTGTCCTGCATGGGTGGCAGGCACGCTTGGCAATCTCACCGGCAGGGCGGATGCCACCGCGCCCCGCGAACCCCATCCGGCCCGCCCCGGCAAGCTGCTACCCGCGCGCGTGCCCGATTATACCTCGGCCTGTGCGGCTCCGGCCAAGGGCTGCAAGACATTGATTTATTTAGCCGACAGCGACACAGCTGATCTGCATGTGCTGCGGGCGCTGCTGGCCATGGTGCAGGCGCGGGCAGCAAGAGCGGGCATTGCCGCCAGCAGCGTGTGGCCGCCAGCAGGCATGGATTTGGCGGACTGGTTTATTAAAGAAAAAACAGGGAGAGCCGCATGAGCGCAGCTGTCAAAAAAGCGTTGGCGGCCGCCGCGCGTGAGGCAAATGCAGCACAGGCAGGGGCAGGCCCTGCGCGCGGTGCCCGGCGCGGCGGTCCGCATGAGGCAGCAGGCGGGGCAGCTGGCGGGGCACAGGGTGACAATGTGCTCGACCAGCAGGTGCTGCGGGCCTGCAGCGCGCTGGACCACAACGACACCGGCAACGGCCAGCGGCTGATCGCCCATTTTGGCGATGAATTCCTGCATATTCGCGAGCACGGGTTTTACAGCTGGTGCGGCAGCCACTGGGACCTGACCGGCGGGGAGGAGGTGGTGACCCGGCTGGCGCAGGAAACCGCCGAGCGCATCCGGCTGGAGGCCCCGTTTTTAGAGTATTCGCCGCATGAGCAGCGGGCGATCGAGGCAGGGGAGGCGCTGGTGGTGAGTGATGGCAAGCCAACTCCTGCGCAGCGGCAGATACTGGAGGCCGCAGAGGCGGCGCGAGAGGCGCTGAACAAGCGGCGGGCGCGGCAGCGGGCGTTCTCTGTCTCCAGCGGCAATGCGGCGCGGGTCAAATCCATGTTGCTGATGGCGCTGCCCCACAAAACCCATGGGCCTGATGACATGGATGCGGATGACTTTGTGCTAAACACGCAAAGCGCCACGCTGCATCTGCACCCTGAGGGCGATGGCGAGGGCGGGCAGGTTGTCAACGTCAATGCCAAGGACCATGCGCGGGCGGATCTCATTTCCAAGTGTGCGCAGGTGGCCTATGACAAGGGCGCTGCCTGCCCGCGCTGGCAGGCGTTTTTAGACTATTTTCAGCCAGATGAAGAGATACAGGGTTTTTTGCAGCGCTTTATGGGCTATTGCCTGACCGGCTCCACCGCCGAGCAAAAGCTGCTGTTTTTCTATGGCGACGGGGCCAATGGCAAATCCACATTTATCGAGGCGATCTGCGCCTTGCTTGGCGGCTATGCCGGGCAGCTGAACCCCGAGAGTGTCACCGGATCCGGCCAGCGGCGCGGCGACCAGGCCACACCGGATCTGGCCACATTGGTGGGCAAACGCTTGGTGCGGGTTTCCGAATTGCCGCGCGGCGAGCCGGTAAAAGAGGAACTGATTAAGGCGCTGACCGGCGGCGAGCCCATGCAGGTGCGCCGGTTGCATCAGGGTTTTTTCGATATGACGCCCATTTTCAAGGCGGTGATGAGCGGGAATGACAAACCCTACATTACCGGCACGGATCACGGCATCTGGCGGCGGCTGCTGATTGTGCCGTGGTCTGTCAAAATACCGGAGGCAGAACGACGACCGCTGGAACAGGTGCTGGCGGAGTTTGCCGCAGAGCGGGCCGGTATTCTCAACTGGATGATCGAGGGGCTGGCGGCCTATGTGGAGGGGGGATTGCAGGTGCCGGAGGCGGTTGCGGGCATGACGGATAGCTACCGATCGGAGATGGACCCGATCCAGCAATTTGTCGATCAGTGTCTCATCGCCGTGCCGCCCGACGATGCGGGCCAGCCGGTGGCCGAGGTAACCGCGCAGACCATGTACAACGCCTATAAGCGCTGGTGCGAGGTGAGCGCTGTCAAAGTGTTTACCAACACCCTGTTTGGCCGCGAATTGCCCAAGAAAGGCATTGAGAAAATCAACGGGCGTATTCGCAAATACATCAATGTTCGCATTAACTTACCAGATGAGGTGGTACATGTTGACCCGCCGATTTAGGGAGGTGTACCCGCGCGCGCCTCGCGCTGCGAGGGTAACGAGGGTATTGCGAGGCGGAACGGCAAACGCTCGCGCGTGTTTTGCTGTTTGTTGGCAAGGCCTTGCGGGCCGCGTGCGAGGGTCGCGCGGGTTTACGCGCACGCGCACGTATGGGGCTGCGGGGATGATCTATAGGCGGTTTTTTGTTTTTGGGATTTTTATTCATGCGCACGTTGCGACACGAAACACTCGAAACCCTCGAAAGAGGAAACTAACAGGCTTTAATAATTGAATAATTTGACTGCGCGGGTTTGAAACTTTGCCTCGCAAAACCCGCGCGACCCTCGCAAAAACGGAAAACGGGGCAAAACGGACTGGCAATTGGCAAAGACAGATGGCAAATGCGGAGGCACAGGTGATGGCAATGGCAGGCATGGCGAATTCAGGGGAGCAAAAAGCGATAGGGCTCGGGATTGCCGATCTGGCCGAGTGGGCCTATGCCGATCAACTGGCGGGCATCTGCGATGCGGGCCGCGATGATCTGGCGCTGTTGGGCTACCGCTCCGGTGCAGCGTCGTTCAGCGCCATGGCGGAGCTTGGTGTGCGCGTGGATGGCGGCGGCTGCAAACTGGCAGGCGCGCTGCACCGCGATGCGCAGGCGCTGGTGGACGAGGTGGCTGCGCTTGCCGCCTGCGGGCCGGAGGGGCTGGATGCCGCGGCGCTGATTGTGCACTACGCCCGCTCGCGCACACGCCCTGCCAAACCCTCGGGCGCTGATCAGGCGCTGATTGCCAAGCGCGGTGGCAACGGGCGGGCCCTGATGAGCTATGCCAGCGAATATGGCCGCGTGAGCGTGAAAAGCGGGGCGATGCTGCGCGGCGTGGATGGCGGCACGTGCCGGGTGGGGCAGGCCTGTGAGCTGGTGATCTACCAATTGCCACAGGAACTGGTGGAGCTGGAGCGCGAAACCTATGCGCTGTGGGCCGCCGGATTAAAACAGGTGGAAAACAATCTGCCCCCGCTCACAGCGCATAAGTTGTTGCCGTGGCGAGAAGAACCGGCGCAGCTGCATGGGCTATTGCGGGCAAGGATGGCCGCCGCCTGAAAAAAGGGGGTTGTGCCGCGCCCCAGTTTTTGACAGGGTGCTTGCGAACACAAGACCGCCCGCAGCGATAATTCGCCGCGTGGCGGTTTTTTCATGGCTGGTGCGGGTAGGCGTGGGGATCTGATGCGGATCGAGATTGACACCGGTGATCTGGACGGGTTCGCAGCTCTGCTGGAAGGGACGGCGCATAATTTTAGCGCCAAGGAGTTGTCGCGGGTGTCCAGAGCGGCGCTCAAGGCTGGGCGGCTGAGCTACGAGGACAGTCTGGCCAATGACGGCAGGCCGCTGGGTTATTCCAAAACCAAGATCCGCAGGAAATTGGAGGTGGTGAGCGCCAATGGCGGCTCGGCAACCTCGGAGATAATATTTAGGGCTGGATGGTTCCCGCTGATTGCAGCGCGCGGAACGAGGCAAAAACGTGCAGGCGTTTTCTCCCCCAGTTGGGGCATGCATCGCGGCACGTTTATTGCCACCATGCCAAGCGGCCATCGCGGCGTGTTCAAGCGGTTGCGCGGCACAGCGATGGAAACCAAGCCTCACAAAGAGCAGATTGCCGAGCTGTGGGGATGGAACCCGAACCGTGAAGTGGAGCGAGGCAACTCCGATGCGCTTGAAGAGGCAGGGGAAACCGTTCGCAAGTCGTTGCAGAACTCGGCTCTCGATCTCTACCAACACCTGTTCGGCCATTGAGCGAGAGTGGCGGTGAATGGGTGCGGGGTGCATGGGTCCTCCCTGCGTTTTTTCGCGCCCCGCGGGCGGATGCAACCGCGGGGGTCTGCGCTAAAGTCGGCTCGGTTTCTAGCCTAAACTGGCAGCCTAAACAGGGTCTTTTGCGTGTTTAGTTGAGCCGGTTTCATGGATTTTTGATGGAATTGTCTTGGTTTTCGAGCGGGGGAACGAGGTGAGAAATGGCACGGCAGCTCATGAAAAAAGGCGCGTTTGCCATTGCTGCCGGTGTCAGCGCAGGGCGCGTGAGCCAATGGATTAGCGAGGGGAAAATATCTGGCGAGGCTATTGTGGGGGAAGGGCGCAGCGCCCAGATTGATGTTGCAATCGCCGTGCGGCAATTGCAGGCGCGGCTTGATAGCGGCCAGATGATGGGCAACGGGATTGGCACGCGGCTGAGTAGTCTTAGCGATGCGGCAGCAGCAAAGCCAAGCCCCGAAACAGATTTGCCTGCCAGCCCGGGGCCAGCGATTGCATCTGAACACTCGCCAGCACCACCAGCTGCACCGGTATCCACGACCACCACCCAGATAGAGCGCGATGAGGCAGAAGCTGCCGCGCTTGCCCGCGATATCAAGGCGGAACAGCTCAAAAAAATCCAGCGCGAGAACGCGCAGGCAGAAGAGGCCAAGCGGCTGGCCGAGGGGCAATTAATGCCGGTGGGCGCCGCGATCAAAACCATGGGTGAGATGACACGGGCAATAATTGCTGCCTATGACGGCGGCGTGCGCCAGCTTGCCAGCCTGCTGGCCCCGAACCTGAGCAACATGGATGCCCGCGAATTGGAACACTTGCTTACCCGTGAATTTAAAAAACTAAGGGTGGAGGCCGCAAAACGGCTGAATGCGCAGGCCAAAGGCGCGCCGCCCCTTATGGACGAGACCAGCTTGACCCATGCACAGCGCTGTACAGCACATGATCCACCGCGCCAACCCCGCGCACCATCTGGCACGGGCAACGGCCAAGGCGATGATGCCGCCGCCGCCGGTGGACCATGAAGCGTGGGCGCGTAAAAATGTTTACTTCCGGCCTGAGCGATCGGATTTTCCCGGCTATTACAACCCTGCAAATTTTCCTTTTTTTACCGAAATCCTAAAAGCGTTATCGCCAGAAGATCCCTGCCGAACGGTGAGTTTCCAAAAATCGGCGCAGCTGGGCGGTACCATTTTGGCACTGATTTATACCTGTTCAATGCTGGAGCAGCGTGGCGGCGATTTTATGTACATCACGCCAACGCTGGATAATGCCAAGCGCTGGTCGAAATCAAAATACGACCCGTTTGTGGCCGACATGCCTGCCTTCTTGCGCCGGTTTCCGAAAAACTCGCGCGAGAACACTGAAACGGTTTTGCGCAAGGACAGCACCGACGGGCTGGCCAGCCTATTGATATCGGGAGCCAATTCCCCCGCCGCGCTTTCTATGGAGAGCCGCCCGTTTATGGTGCTCGATGATCTGGCCAAATGGGTGAACAACGACGCGGGCGATCCGGAGGGCCAAGCGCAATCGCGGGCGCAGGCGTTTGCGTTTGCCAAGATATTCAAGGTGTCCACGCCGATGCTGTGGCCCGGCTGCAGAATAACAAATGCGTTTAAAGCGGGCTCGCAGGAGGACTACCATGTGCCGTGCCCGCACTGCGGCCATGAGCACACGCTGGAATTCGAAAACTTCAAAGAGAAAATTGATCCGGAGCGCCCCGGATGCGGTTGTTTTTCCTGCCCCGAGTGCGGCGGGTTGATCGAGGAACAGCACCGACCGCAGATGTTGATGCAGGGCCGCTGGATTGCCCGTAATCCCAAGGTGGCAAAACAGCACCGTTCGTTTAAAATCTGGTCGGCCTATTCGCTGCTGCAGAGCTTTGCCCAGATCGAGACGGATTATCTGGAGGCGCAGGGCGATAACGACAAATTGCAGCGGTTTATGAACGATGTAATCGGTGAACCGCTGGAGGTTGAGGGGACGGCGCCTGACTGGGAGAAACTGCAGGAGCTGGCTGGCGAGATTGGTGTGCGGCGCGGGATTGTACCGGATGGATACCACCGGATTTATGTGGGCTGCGACTGCCAGCAGGACCGCGTGGAATGGTTGGCCGTAGCCTATGGCCCCGATCAGCGCCGAGCTGTCATTGATCACGGCACTATTGCGGGGCACATCGGCGAGGCGACGACGCGCGACGGGCTTGATGCCGTGCAGCGCCGGAAGTGGCGCAACGCCCACGGGGTTGACCTACCGGTGAGCAAACTGGCCATTGATGGCGGCTATTCAACGGAGGACGTTTTCGGCTGGATCCGCCAGCGGCGACACCGAAGAACCGAGGTGATTATGGTGCACGGAGCCACCCGCCACGAGGTGCCGATTATTGCAGGTTCGGGGAGCGAGTACACGGATCGGGGCCGCAAGCGCAAAAGACGGCCTTGGCAGGGCTGGCTGTTTACCCTCGCCGTTTCGAAAATGAAGCTGTCGCTTTACCGCGCTTTGCGGGAGAACGAGGATTGGAGCTTGGCAGGGTCGATCGCGTTTCCCTCAGGGCTGGATGACGAGTTTTACGAGCAGCTCACCGCTGAGGCGTGGCTGGGCGAGCGCAACAAAAAAACAGGGCGTGTTGAATACCGCTGGACGTTGCTGCGCGAGCGCAACGAGGTGCTCGACATGATGAACTACGCCAACGGGGCGGCCATCCATGATGGAATTCGTAATCTGACAGCCAGCGACTGGGAGGCTCTGATGATAGAGCAATCTACCCCGCCGGAGGGAGCTCAGAGCGATATTGATGACCTCTTGGGTGCGGCCCCGCCGTCGCCCCAGATTGAGAACCTTGTAAACCCGACCCGGCAACCGCCGAGGCCGAGTTCAGCCCCCTTACAAACGAGAGCCGGGCGACGGGCGGAACGCCGGACCAAAGCTTTGGCTGAACGGGCGGCGCGGCGCGGGCAGTAGTGAACCAGAACGACAGGACCGACCCCATGCAACTAAGCGAGGCCGAGCGGGCGCTCATGACACAGCGCCTGATGCAGGCAGAGGAGGCGGAGCACCAGTTGGCGCTGGGGGCGCAGGAGGTGCGCCTGCGCTCCGAGAGCGGGCGCGAGGTCGAATATCGGCCCACAAACCTGCGCCAATTGCAGGGCTATATTGCCCGCTTGCGGGCACAGTTGGGCTTGGCGCGGCGCAGCGGGCGCAGCTCCCGAACTGTGGTTTTTTGAGGGGCAACTTGTTTGCAGCCTCCAACAAGGCTGACTATTGCGCATTCTCTGCGGCGCTAGGATACATCAATGTTAAAATCGTTATTTAGCAGCCGCTGGTTGGGCGGGCGCGGGGCCTATGAGGCCGCCAGCCGCACGCATCCAGCGCTTTCCGGCTATTACGCGCCGCGTGTGAGCCCGCAAGCGGCGCTTGAGGCTGACCGCGAGCCGTTATCTGCCCGCGTTGCCGACCTTTCGCGCAACAACCCCTGGGCATCGGCGGCGGTGCGGCGGAAAGTCGATGGTATAATCGGTGCCGGGCTGAATTTTTCATCGCGGCCGGACGCGATCAGTCTTGGCATTTCGCAGGATGCGGCCAAACAACTTGCCCGGCAGATCGAGAGCCATTGGCGGGCCTCAATTGAGGATCTGGAACACCGCTGCGATGCGGCGGGGCGGCTTTCAGGTGGTCAGATTATGGCGCTGGCGCTCCGGCACAGTCTGTGGCACGGGGATGCGTTGGCGCGCCTGCGGTTTTTGCCGCGCGGGGGCGTTTCCAATATAGCCGTGGAGCTCATTCACTCGCAGCAACTGGCCCAGCCTACAGGGCAGCTGGAAACCACGCGCTTTCGTGATGGTATCGAGCTGGACCGGTTTGGCGGGCCGGTGGCCTATCATTTCCTTGGGGCGCATCCGGATGATGGGCTTGTGCTGCCACGCGAAAAGAGCGTTCGGGTGCCGCGTTATGATCGCGATGGCAGCCGCCGCGTGCTGCACTATTTCTATGCGGGCGATATTGGCGAAATTCGTGGCCGCTCGCCCGTGGCGCCGATTGTTAAAAAACTGCGGCAACTGGGAAAATTCGACGAGGCGGAATTACAGGCGGCAACGCTGAATGCAACGCTGGCCGCTTTTATTGAAAGCAGCGCGGATCACTCGGTGCTGGCCGAGCTACTTGGCGAGAATGACGACGGTAGGGCCGCGGCGCAGTACATGGATACGCTCGCTGTAGAGCGCGAGGGGCATCACAAAGACCACCCGATCCAGATGGACGGGGTGCAGGTGATGCAGCTGGCCACCGGGGAGAAAGTCAATTTCACCAATCCGGCGCGGCCATCGTCCAGTTATGACGCTTTTGAGATGGCGGCGCTGCGCAATATTGCCAGCGCCTTTGATCTGTCGGTTGAGATGCTGACGGGCGACTATTCCAAGCTCAGCTATTCCGGCTGGCGCGGCGCGATGCTGAATGTGTGGCGCGGGTTTACCTGCGAGCGGGCGGGATTTGTGGCACAGTTTTGCCGCCCGTGGCTGGCCGCAGTTATTGAGGATGGCATCGCCAGCGGGGCCATTGCCCCGCCAAAGGGTGCCGCCAGTTTTTGGCAACGGCCCACCGCTTATGTGGCCGGTCAGTGGCTCGGTCCGGGGCGCGGCAGCGCGGATCCTGCAAAAGACGCGCGCGCGCTGGCGCAAAACCTTGCGCTGGGGCGCACAACGCTGACGCAGGCGCTGGCCGAGGACGGCATCGATTATGACGACCAGAGCGAGCAATTAGCCCGCGAGATTGCCGATCATGAAGCGCGCGGCCTCGTCCACCCGCGCCTGCAGCCGCTAGCGGGGGCTGCCAGTGGCGGAAACCCCGCGCAAAGCGAACCAGATGAGGAGACAGGCCGTGAGCGCTAATTATTTACCGCAGGTGGCGCAGCTCGCGCTGGGAACGCCGCTGTTACTGGCACAGGACAAGCTGCAGGTGCTCGCCGGAGTGCTTGGCGGGCGGATCGGGCTGGAGGGTGCAAGTGGGCCCGAGGCCGTCCCTCTGGAAGCAAACCGCTTTTCCGGTGCGCCGCGAATAGATAAGGATCGTTATCTCTATCAGATCGATCAGGGTATGGCCGTAATCACAATCGTCGGTTCTCTGGTAAATCGTGGCAGCTGGCTGAATTCCCGCTCGGGCCTGATTTCCTATGAAGGGACGGCAGAGCTTTTGCGCCAAGCGGGCGCGGACGCTGATGCAAACGGTGTGCTACTTGATATCGATAGCGGCGGCGGTGAGGCAGGCGGGGTGTTTGCCCTTGCTAGCGAGATTAAACGGCTTGCAGCGAGCAAACCGGTTATCGCCTATGCCAATTCATATGCCGCCAGTGCTGCCTATGCGCTGGCTTGCGGCTGTGATGAAATCCTGCTCGCCCCCTCGGCCTCGGTGGGATCCATCGGCGTGGTGGCGCTGCATCTGGACCAGAGCGGGGCGGATAAACAGGCAGGCAAAAACTACACCTACCTGCATGCGGGCGCGCGAAAAATAGATGGCAATCCACATGCACCCTTGAGCGATCCGGCGCGGGCCAATCTACAGGCCGACATTGACGGGCTTTACGATGACTTTTGCCTGCATGTGGCACAGGCGCGGGGGATATCTGAACAGTCCGTACGGGAAACGCAGGCCCGCATGTTTCGCGGGCAGGCGGCGGTTGAGGCGGGGCTGGCCGATGGTATCGCCAGCTATAGCGAGGCGCTGGCGCGCCTCCGGCACCTAAGTGCGGCCCGCGCTGGCCGCAATCAAAAAGCGCAGCACATAGGAGACACGAACATGAGCAATGCAACAGCCCCGCAAGGGGTGGCCGACAACAGCCAACCGCAGGCCGATGTTAATGCTGCGGCCGACAGCGGCAGCAACAACACAGCGCCTGCAAACGCGGCGGAACTGGCAAAAGCGACGGCGGCAGGTGTTAGCACTGAGCGGGAACGGGTGAGCGCCATCCTGGCTCTGCCGGAAGCACAGCTCCGCCCCGCGCAGGCAGGGGCTGCTATTGAGGCGGGGCTGGATGTGGCTACCGCGACAAAAATGCTGGCGGCCGCTGAAAAAGACGGCGCAGAAGAGGGGGCGGGGCGTGAGAACGCGCCAAGCGGGGCGCAGCAGTGGATTGCGCATAAAACGCAGCAGGATGCGGCGCAAGGCGACCTTGCCCAAAGCGGCGCAAACACTTCAGCCGCGAAAAGCGGCTTGAGCCAGCTGATAGAGGCACAATTGGCGGACTAACCGGACCAGCGCGGCATGAGTGCCGCGCGGAACGCTGATCCATGCGCAGCAAAGCCTGCACAGACATGAGGACAACACAATGGGTGTAATTAAAATGCAGGCGCCAGAGCGCGCCTCGGCACTGGTGAAATACGAGACCAGCCAACAGTTTTGCCGAGAGGAATACCCTCTGGCAGTGCCTGCAGAAGCGCTTGGTATTCAGGTTGGCAGTATTTTTGCCGTTGTTGGCGGTAAGGCGCAGCCGATTGATCTCACCGAGAACGGAGCTGCCGGGAAATTTGCCGGTTTTGCCATTCAGGAGCGCAGCGTTGCAGCAGGTAGTGCAGGCCTGCGCATTACCCTGCTCAGTGATGGTCCGGCGATTGTGGCGCAAAGCGCGATCAAATGGCCGGAAGGGGCCACCGAACCGCAAAAAACAGCGCTGAAAACAGCCATGCGCGGGCGCGGTATCAAACTGCGCTAGGCGATCTGCGCGCAGGATTGCGCTGCGAACAACCAAACTCCCTTTCAAAAGAGAACACCAGAGGAACTCCCAATGGCCGATTATGCAATGGGCTACAGCGCCGTGGATTTGACCCGCGAGGTCAACCGCCTGCCCACCACCTACGGGCTGCTGAATGCCATGAATATTGCGCCGATCTCGCGCAAGAAATCCACCTATGTGCGCATCGACGTCAAGGACGGCATCGTTCGGGTGCTCGGATCGCGCGAGCGCGGCGCACCGGGCCAAACCATCGAGCGGGGCAAGGAAAATGCGATTATTATCGAAATTCCGCATTTCCCGGTGCTGGATCAAATTCTCGTTGATGATCCAGACAATTTGCTTGAAGTGGTTGGCGGCAAGCTGGTGCCAGCCAGTGTGGATCAGGAGTTGCTGCGCACTTTGCAAACGATCCGGCGCAGCCATTCTTTAACGCTGGAATATTTGCGCCTTGGCATGCTGCGGGGCGAAGTGGTTGATGGTGATGGCAACCAGTTGCTTGATCTTTATGACGCGTTTGACATCAATAAAAAAACCATCAATTTTCAGCTGAATAAACCGGATACGGATGTGCGGGCAAAATGCGCGGAGCTGCAAAAACATACCCGCGACAACCTGATGAATGAAACCCAGTCCGGTGTTGAGGCGGTGGTTTCGACGGAATTTTTCGATGCGCTGATCAGCCACCAAAACGTTGAGAAATATGTGGTGAACGCGCAGAATTCACGCTTGCATAGCACTGTTGAGGACTACGCGCTTGGCGGCGTTTACGGCCGCATGTTCAAATTTGGCAACATCACGTTTCGTGAGTATGCGGGCTCGATGCCAGTGAAAGAGAATGAAAAAACCAAACAAGCGCCGATCATCGACGCAGGTGTTGGCCACTCGTTTCCGACGGGCACCGGCAACCTGATGCACACATTTGCAGCCCCTGCGCTGCATGTGGACAGCATCAACCAGCCTGCAAAGCAGATCGATGATGTAAAAATCTCAATCGAGCCATTGAAACACGGCAAGGGCTGGGAGCTGGAGAGCCAGTCGAACCGCATCGCCGTTTGCAATCAGCCGCAGGTGTTGGCCGAGCTACAGGCCGAGTGATGACAAGCGCGTTTGACAAGCGGCTTGCTGCGAGCAATCGCCGGTTTGGCGCGGCCTTCGCCGAGCCGGTGATCTGCCTCCTGCGCGCGCGGGCGCGGGGTGGCCTCTCCGTCGCGGTGCAGGCAGGTGAAACCCCTGTGGCGACCTCTGGAGAGTTTTTTACAGATGACCACAAGCTGGGCCGCGCGCAAAACCGCGATGGCGATGATGCGCAGGTCACGCAATATTTTGGCCATGAGATCTACGTGATACTGGACGCCACCGATTTTGACAGGCAGCAGCTGCGCCGCCCGCGCCGCGATGACCGGATCCGCCGTGCTGACCAGATTTTTGCGATTGTCACCAGCGAAGACCTGTCGGGCAAGCGGCTGCTCTGCGCCCTCAAGCTTGTGAAATAACCATCTTTTCGAAAGGGAAACCTATGCTCGCACGATTGCTGCTGCGCACCTTGACAGTACTGGCACTGGACGGGCGCGCCTTCCCGCAAGGTCAGGTTTATGACACGAATTTGAGTGGCACGAACCTTACAGATGGTGTCCCGCTTGGCGGGCTGGCAGTGGTGCGCTGCAATCGCGCGGTGCGGGCCCCGGGCGGTAAGGGGCGCACCACCGTAGATCTGATTATCGAGTTTATTACCTCCTCGCGCGCAGACAACAGCCCCGCGCGCGATGGTGCCGAGGAGCTATGGTGTGATCTGTTGGAGGAGCGGGTGTTTTGGGCGCTTGCTGATACCGACAGCCGCGCTGCTGATTTGTGGCGTCGGTTAGCGGGCGACAGCTGGCAGATCGAGAGTTTTGCTGCCGAGGATGAGCGGAGCACTGTTAGCAACGCGGCTCGCGGATTGTTTATCACTGCCCGCCCGCCTAGCGGGCCGGTGATGGGCGCTGGTGCCAGCGGGGTTTATGCCGAAATTTGCGAATATCTCACCGGCCATGAAACGGCGGCGGTACGCGAGGTTGGCGAACTGGCGCGGCAGGTGATGGCTGGGGATGGCAGGCTTGCAGATTGGCAGATCGCTGCCATGGGCGCACATGACAGCCTCGCCGCGCGGCGGGTGCTGGGCTTGATGTGGGAGACAGAGTAAATGGAATACTGTCTGCTTGATCTTGATCGGCGGCTCACGGCCCTTGAAAGACAACACCGCCAGCAGGCCCGCTTTGCCCGTGTCACCGGTTACGATCCGGCGCGCGAGGTGGTGACGCTTGATCTGGATGGGCAGGGGACGCCCGTGGAGGCAGACCTGTTGCACATGGCGGCAGGGGCATTCAAAGTGCGGGTGACGCCGGCCGCTGGCGAGACCATGCTGGTGCTGCGCGTGGCAGGAGATGGCGCGCGGCTGTTGGCGCTGGGGGGCTATTATAATGGGGCCCGGCCCAGCCCCTCGCAGCACGGCGAGGAGCTGGTGATTTCAGGCGGGGCAATGCGCTTGGAGCTGCGCCATGATAGCATTCGGCTGTCCGTTGGGGGCACCTCGCTGACCCTAGATGAGGCCGGTATCGCCGCAGTTGCCAAAACGCTGTCGCAGCAGGGCAATACCGAATTTTCCGCTGGCCATGTGAAATCATCGGGCAAGCGTATTGACCACAGCCACAGCCATGGCGGCATCAAGCGCGGGAAGGCGGATACCGATCCGCCCAACTAACTGAATTTTCAAACCTGAGCAATTGGAGACAGGCGATGCAAACCTATCGGTTTTGCAGTGCGGCCCCGTGCCGTATTGGTGGGAGATGGTTAAAAGACGGGGATGAGGTGCGCCTTGGTGACGAAGCGGCACAGCATCTGTTGTTGCTGGGGTTAATTCAGCGCGCACCGCAGCCAGATGCGGAGGGGCCTGCAACTGCAGCTCGCAAGCGAAAGCCGCAGCGATGAGCGGGCTCAACCGGCATAATCTACAGCTGCTGGACGGGTTCGCCCATGTGCAGCAGAGTATCAGCGAGGTGATCTTGCCGACAACGCCCGGTGAGCGGGTGCTGCGCGAGGAATTTGGAACGCTGCTGGCCAGTGTGCTGATGCAACCGCAGACACGCAAACGACAAATGCTGCTCGCCTTTCTCGTGGCGCTGGCGATCGAACTCTATGAACCGCGTTTTGCTGTGCGGCGGATCCAGCCGATAGAGACCATTGAGGACAAACGCGCAGGCAATGTGGGCCTGCGGATTTCGGGTGATTACCTGCCGCGCGGCCATTTGGGCGATGGCAGCGTTGCCTCATCCCACGAATTTTCGCTTTAGCGGCAAACCTCTGACCGCAAAATAGGGTGGATCCATGCAAACAATGAAACTCCCGCCGCCCACATTAGTGCCCTATCAGGATCCGGAGGCGATCCTCGCTGAGATGATGGTGGATGTGCGGGCACGTTTTGCTGCTGTCGGTATTGATTATGATCTGGGCGACTTGGAAACTGATCCTGTCAAAATTATTTTCGAGGCGGCAGCTTACCGGGCAGCGCTGCTTGGTGACGAAATCAACGCGGCCTATGCCGGGCACCTGATCGATTATGCCTCGCCTGCGGGATTGACTGAGCTGGGCGAATTTTATGATCGGCCTCGCCGGGTTGGCGAGAGCGATGCAGAGTATGCAGCTGCAATAAAACGGCACATCGCCGGGCGTAGTGCAGGCGGTCCCGCTGAGCGCTATGCAGCGATTGCCTTTGATGCGTCGCCAGATGTGAGAGACGTTAAAATATACTCCGACCCGCATGGCATCGATCCGGCCATTCACGTGGCGGTGCTCTCCAGCGCGACGGGCGGGCATGCCAGCGGCGCGCTGTTGCAGCAGGTGGAAACAGCGCTGATGGCGCAGCAGGTCACCAGTGACCGTTTTCATGTGGCCTCGGCGGTGCGCAAAACCGTTGATGTGGCGCTTGATATCTGGCTAACGCCGGAGGCGAGCGAGAGCATCCTGGATGATCTTGCGGGCCAGCTGCGGCTGTGGTGGGATGCGCAGGATTTGCTGGGGCTCGATCTCAACCACGCAGATATCATCGCCGCGGTAAAGTCGATCGGCGCAGGGGCGATCAGCAACGTGCGGGTGGTGGCGCCTGTAGGTGACACCGAGGCATGGCCTGCTGAGGCGCTGGCGCTAGGCGAGATTTCAATTCATTTCATGGGGCGCGGTCGCTAAAGGCTGCGAGGGGGCGATAATGGCAGCAGGATTGTGGCGCGGTGCGACAAGCGCAGAAAAAGCCGCCTTTGCCAGTATTGCAGCGCAACTGGCAAAGCTGCAAACGCTGGTGGAGTTGATCCCCAGCCGCTATGCAGCGCCCAGCCCGTCACTGGTGCCGCACCTGATCCGCGAGGCGGGACTTGGCATCCTCTCGCCCTATGTGCCAAACCTCTATGAGCTCTATTTTGATGGCATACGCTGGCAGCGGTTACGCGGTGATATCCGTGCCGTACATATGGGGCTCGGCTTTATCGGCTATGAGGGCCGGATGGAATGGGCACCAAGCCGCCGCAGGCGCTGGCATAATGACCAGCTGGAACTGGCGCGCCTACCGG